ATAAGTCCGAATACTCCAACAACTATAAAGCTGAGTAGTATCCATTTTGTTAGGCTATGAGATGTTTGTACGCGTTGATAATTTTGTTTCATAATGTTTTTCCTTTACTTGTTGATTATTGTTTCTTGTTGTTGTTCTTTACTATCCATTATACACCTCTTCTACAAGCCTGTATGTAGCACCTTCTATCGTGATTTCTTTAGGATTAGACAATCCTTCATCTATCTTGATACCCGATATTTCGTAGAATACTTCCGCATCAAAATTTGGTAGGCTTTTGATTTTGAGTTGTTCTTCACGTGTAGCATTATCGTATGACTTTTCCCAGGCTTCTTGATATTCGTAGACTTTTAGATAACCGCCTGTAGTTTCGTATGTAGGGTGGTCTTGTTTTTCTAGGTCTGTCATATCTTCTTTGTCTACCCATTCTGTTAGGTTGAAATATAACCATGATGGTATGTCTGCTTGTGCCCATTGTTCTCTGGTGCAGGGCTTGTTGAAAGCGCTGAAACCCATTTCATCTATTGTCGAGAAGTGTCCTGTGGAATAGTTTGATGTAGACCAATACCCCGTAGAGTAATTGCCAGTAGAACGATACCCCGTAGAACGATCGCCAGTAGACCAATCGCCAGTAGACCAATCGCCAGTAGAGTAATCGCCAGTAGAACAATGACCTGTAGACCTATTACCGGTAGACCAATCGCCAGTAGAATGATACCCCGTAGACCAATCGCCAGTAGAATAATTGCCAGTAGAATAATTGCCCGTAGAATGATAGCCCGTAGAACGATTACCCGTAGAACAATCGCCAGTAGAATAATGGCCCGTGTTTGTTTTATTTACCATAATTATTTCCTTTACTTGTTTATTATTTTTTCTTGTTGCGGTTCTTTAATATCCATTAGACACCCTCTGACCCTGTTTTAATCCCAAACGGTATGCTTCAAGTAAAGCAAAATAAGAGTTCATATTTTCCTCATGCTCCACGTTTGCTTTATGTAAAACCTTTGCTGACTCTTTAAGTTTTTTATACGCTTCTTCTATATGATCTATCTGTTTTTCCATTGTTCTATACGCCTTCTACAATATTTTTAATAGATTCAAACACTTCTTGTCTCCAATATGTAGGGTTAGCAGTAGGATTTGAATATTCAAGGTTTTTATCTATGACTTCTTTGATTTGTTTTAGTTGTCGTTCTGTTAATAGTCGGCAATCTGCATGGATGTCAGCTATCGGTTTTATCTCGTTCATTTATTTGTCTCCTTGCTTTCTGTGTAAACTTTGACCACTGACATTTCATCTGCACATTTCTGTGCATAATATTCAAACACACAGTCCTTACAAGTGCTGTCCATTGTGAGCGTTGCCCAATCCCCACAGTCAGTACAAGCTCCGACTTGGTAAAGTTGTTGTGTCATTTTGGTAGATCCTTTATACGTACATCGTCACTGGTGTATAGAATTAGACCTTTGATTATCCTTGTACCATCATCTTCTACAATATCTTCTAACTCAGCAATGCCTCCAGAACTGTCGGAACATATGTATCCTGGGATACCTAGAGCTTCTAAATGTTCATAATGGTCACACGTAGTATTATCGTTATATAAAATAACGGGGTCTGTGTCTTGTAGATCCTCTAATAATATTTTTAATTCTTTTACGTCCATTTTAAACTACCTTTTAAACATATTTTCTATAAATTTTACACCTGCTATATATATAACACAAGACATTATAATTAAAATAGCAATTTTTGTCTCGTCTAAAATTTCTATCAATTGTGATGCTTGTTCATGTGTCATCAGATACCCTTTCGAAACATGCCATAAATATATCCACTGGTACAAAATTATTTATTTTATCTTCATCTTGATTATTTGTGTTTATGAAAGATACAGTGCTCACAATATCTCCTAAATTAGTTGGGTTTAGGTGGTGCGAACACTCTTGGACTATCACTATTATGCCTTCTTCAAGAGTACTAATTTCTAGCTGTGGAGTTCGTGAAAGTTGATCTATAGAGCATAGTGATATATATTCTTGCCCCTCTATTATTTTCATTTTGAGTACGTCCTTGCATAGGATAAAACAAGATTAGATACTGCTTCTAAGCGAGTATCACCAAAGCCTGTAGGGGAGATTTGTGGATTTTGATAATCATCAGGATTAACTGCACATATCTTGTTGCCATCTGTGTAAAAACGGATTCCGAATTGTTCCTCTACTTCGTCTTTTTGAAGGGTTGGTTCTGTGACGGGAGTGGACTTTGCCTTTATGACTTCTTGTTTTAATGCTTCATTTTCTTTACGTAAAGTTTCTCGTTCTTGGGCATCTGCTTGTTTTTGTAGTTGTGCTTCTACTAATTGTTTTTCATGTTCTTCATGTCGGAGTTTGCGTCCTGCTAAAAGATCGTTGAAGTCCGGTGGAGAAAGAGTAGCTAAGTTCTCTGGGATTTCTGGTAGCTCGGGGTCGATTTGATAAGGAAGAAGTTGGTTGGTACGTTCATTGGTTATTTGGAGAATACGCTTTTCTTCTTGTATTTCTGCGAACTTTTCTTTTTGTTTTAATTGTTCTTCGAGATCCTGTGCGGAGGTTTTAATTTTGTTCCACACAGAGTCAACAGCCTTGTTATAAGCTAAGGCATCTTCTTTTAATGCTTTTTTTACTTTTTCTGCACTTGTACGTATCTTTTGTATCTCTTTACGTAGTGTGCCTGCCTCTTGCATCTGTTGGGTATCTTGTATGGATGTGACTACTATTGCATTTATCTGTTTCTGGTAGTTTGCGACGTCTAGGTCAAATTGGGCGAGCTGTTGTGTTGCTCTGTCTTCTGGTTTTATTACTTCTATTTGTGTCATTTTTGTATGTTCTCTTTCTTAGTTAGATGTTTTTAGGTCAATGTCTGGGATAATTGTTTGCGGTTTGAATATTACTTTGTAATGGTATGGGTCTGATTTTATTGCGTCTGTCTGTTCAACAAAATAAGAGACGTTATCACTAAGTCCGAGGTAATGTTTTTTATATGTGTCTTCTTCTATTTTACATGTTACTTCTAATTGGTTTTCGCCTACGTCTGGTTGTATTGAACATTTACCTTCTATGGTCATGAGATATGTGTCTGTAATCCCGTTAAAGAAAATAATGCGTCTTTGTACTTTGAATTGGTCTGCATCTTTTGAGAGATTGTGAGACACTACATCTGCGTCTGATGAAAAGGCTGTAAGTGTGAGTGTAAGTGTGAGTGTGAGTGTTAGTGTGAGCACTAAAAGTATTAGTGTGATTATTAATTTCTTTTTCACGTTATTTCTCTTTCTTAGTCGAACACTCTTTGTGTGAGTTTTGTGAATGGGTTGTATTCTGTCTTCTCACTAATTTTGTATGTGCCTGGTGTGATTACTATGCTCTCGTGGTTTTTATAGTCTTTTTTATGTACTAATAGTGCTTCTTCGTAAAGTCTCACAAACATCCCGTTATGAGTCATTATTTGGTCAAACTCAGTTGTTGACTCAATAACATGGTGGTGTCCAGTTTCTGAGTGACCTACTATACACTCTTTACATGCGTTGGTATCGTTGGTGGGAAGCTCTCCTGTATATGGAGTTAAAGCTATCTCTCCATGATTTACTGTGTTTTTGTTATTTTTTATCATTGTTTTTACCCTTCTATTGATGTTAAATATTGTTCTTTTGTCCAACCAAAAGCGGTTGCTTGTGCTAAGTCTGCGTCTTTTTGTTCTCCTATCTGTGGGTCTACCCATTCTATATAATAATCTGACTGTGAGGGGTGTTTCATTTTCATACAATATTGGGTGGTATCAAATGTGGGGGGCTGTAACCCTGTCACGGCTTGATGGAACTTTCGCACTTCATATAGGACTGTTTCTTGATTAAAAGCATAAGGCATATTCTTTTGGCAATATTCATTGCCGTACTTTGCTCGAAGGGTTTTATACTTTGTACCTGTTGAGATTTCTATTGCACCAATACCTTTTAGCATAATATCTGGGTCCATCATAGAAACAGCAACAGCTCGTTTTTCGGCTGTCATATGTATGTCAGTAAGGTCTGAGAATGTTATTTTTCTGTTAATTATTTTATTATAAGTTCGTTTATCGAAAATAACATTTTGTAATACATAACCACCCCAACCACTAGGAAACTCGATCGCTTTGCCATGATCGTAATGGACCATTCCATCTTGTATCACTAATCGCTTAGGTTTTTCACAAAGCAATATTTCGTTATCTTTAAAAGATCCCCAATATGAGTGTGTACTAGCTTCTAGAAATGTCTTATTATTAAAGGAATATACATCATTGTGCATCTTTGACTGTATGGCTTCTGACGCTTTGATGTCAACTATATTTTCACTGTAGTATATTTCACGTTTATAGTATGCTCTTTCCATACTACAAGGCGTATCTTCTAAACATGGATTTTGGGAACATATATTTTTTATTTCTTCGAGCATGATATTTTTGATTATTGAGGCACAAAATTCTTGATCTTGCTGAGTTACCAACCACTCCATCTCAGGTCTGTATCTCTCAGTGCGACTAAAACCTAATGCGGTTTTACGTTTTTTAATAGCTTTAAACATTTTTACTGGATCTTTGAACCATTTGAATTTAAAAGGTCCTTGTAATCCCATCTCGTTAAAAGCTTTTACATAAAGTTGCTCTGCTATGGTGTGATGTTGCATCTATTTATCCTTCCTATTATCAGTTTTATAAAAACCTTCGGATTTAAAATGGGTTGGTGCTGGTGAGAAAAGTTGAGTCGTGGGTTCGTAACATTCTTGACAATTTGGAGGTGTTGTGTCTTTGGCGTGGATGGATCTATGGATTGTTGTTGTGGTTTTGCATTTATGGCATATATAGTCGTAATTAGGCATTTTCGGTGCTTTCTTCTGATGTTTCACGTGGAGCAATTTCTATTGATGAATTTCGTACAGCTTCCATTGCACTTCTCCACACAGTCATGAAGTCGTCGATATTGTCATCGTCGATATTGTCATCGTCGATATTGTTTTTACATGTGTAAAGGGGGAGATGGGGGTTTGGTGTTTGAATGTCGTGGTATTGAAGAAGTCCTTCATAATGTTTTTTCCAAAGAGCACCAAGGAAATGTTCCAAGAGTGCGATAACAGGAAGAAGTCCTTCACCTGGTTGGATTGGACCTGCGTCAATTATAAGGTCGTGGTAGTTAATTGAAATATCAAAATAATCTTCATGTGGGGCAATTAGGAGTGAGATGTTTCTATATGGGCCAATTGGTGGCACGGAAATGGTTGCAAATCCGTGATCGGGGTTATAATCGGGATCTGTTATGGGATCTGTGTGTGTAGAAAGGGGGAGTCTTTCTGTAAATTGGAAGATAAGATCTTCGAGTTGGCGCTTCTTTCCCGTAATTTGTGGGAAGGGTTCGCGGTCGTGGTAGGGTTCTGGCTCTGTTTCGGGGAAAAGAGCGTCTATTTGGTCTATAAATGTTTGTGCTTTTTGTGTTGTTTTTGTCATTTGTGTGTATATATCCTTTGGTTATTGTTGTATATAAAAAACTACTTGAGACCATTCGTCATCAGGGTTATCTGAGGCAGTTATGCAGTATCCGTAGTGCATACCTAAGAGTTCTGCTTGATAAACATTATCTGCTCTTATAGTTCGATCAACTCTTACGTATTGAAATTGTTGTGCTATTTTTAGTGTAGCGTCAAGAAGTCCCATTTCGTAACCTGCTACAAATGAAGCGTCATCAAATATTCCTCCTTTTGATTTTACGTTAGTGAATGGCATTGCTAATTCGTGTTCTGACATTTTATTTCTTCCTTCACTTTCTGATGTTATTTTTACCCTATTACATATTAAAAAATTTAACAAGGATTTTTTTTAATATTATTTATTTATTTATTTATTTATTTATTTATTTATCTTTAAACGTCAATCCGAAAACAACTCGCATATTCTCTTTAATACCAAAAGAGAAACCATTTGCAACAAGGCGTTTATAGAATTTTTGATTAGTTAGGGGTCGGTGATTTGTAGAATGACACCACTGTTTATATGTCTCATAAGAATGTACTTTACGTGCATAAACAGATGTGTTGAGCGGTTGGTTGTATCGTATTTGCTCATCATCATCTAACCACATAGACACATTATCAGACTCATTTTGGAACTCAGACATCAACAGGTCGTTCATCAAATTAGAGTCAAATTTCCTTTTTTTCATCAATTCGGGTAGAAATGTCATTGCTTTTGTGAAGATACCGGAGAGTTCTCCTTGCTGTAATAAAGCTTCTCTAGGGTATGAAAAAGTATTTTCATTTACTCTATAGGGGAAAGAAATGATCTGCCAACGTCTCCAATATCCTTCAGATTGGTCAATAGATGCCCACAAAGAGTTTGCAGCAAAGAGTGGAACAGCCCAAGAAATGAATGTGAAGGGGTCTTTATTTTTACGTTGTGCGGTGATGGGATCACCACCAACCATCTTTTTAAAGGCTTCTGTATCTTCGTGAAAACGTAAATCAAGGTCACCCACAGTGTTCAATTGTTTTCCGAGAAGCTCAGCAGGTTCGAAGGTTTTTGCGAGTTGTTTAAGGGTAATGTTGGAACAATTTGCACGTCCTACTAAAGCTTCCATGACATTAATAAAGTTCGATTTACCATTAGAGCCACCACCGTAGAAAAGAATGGACTTTTGGAAGGGATTGCCTGGTATCAGTAGGTAAGCAATGACTTGCCACACCATTTTTAGAGATTGTTTCGGGCAAACATGGGAGAGAAAATCATCAAACAATGGACATTGGGCATCAGCATCATATTGAATCGGCAGTTGAACAATAGAGTGGAAGGCAGGAGAGTGTGGTTCTATCGTCTTTTTCTTTATATTATACATCCCGTTCTCTAAGTTAATATATGAGGGATCAGGCTGGTCATGAGAAAGTTTTTCTAGATAAGGGTCAAGAACATGGATTACCTTGTTTGTGTGGGTTGGGGTTGTCGTATTGTCTAATATCTCAACAACACGCCTCTGGACAGCCAGGGGGTCACGTCTGTACACTCCAAGATCATATTCCCAATAGGTATTATCTGGACCCATCGCAATTCCTACGGAGATGTCTTTTGCCATCGTCAATGGGAGAAATTTATTCTCAATGAAGTATTTATGCTTTTTTTTAGGCTTGTATATGGTCATTTTTCCCTTTATTTGATGTTATTAGCCCTTTTTGAGGGGTGTTTTTTCTATAGATCCATAATAACTTAGAGGATTAAGATTGTCAAGTTATTCGTAAAACCCCTGGTAAATGTTGTTTTTTTAAAAACATGTTCTTACAGCCCCCCTCTCTTCTCTTTTTTTTATGTTTACTATAGAAAAGAAGTAATATAGGTAAAGGGGGGTCTGACCTGGGGGGATGGATTTTTTTTGATGTAAAAAAGCTGTAATGGCGCGGTAAAGTGGTTAAAATGCGTCTACTGCGGCACGCAGTTCTTCGGTTGCTGGATCGGAGTACTTTTCGTGGACGTAATAGGCTTTTCGACGAATTTCTGAGAGTGTGTAAGGTTTTTTAGGGGGTTGCTCTAGTGCGTAGTAGATCGAATCTGCTTGTGCGAGTAGGGAATTTAGGCTGTGTCCGGCATTTACGAGGTTGATGAGAGTTTGGAAAACGAAAGAATCGCGACCGCCTATAGCTACTAGACCATCCTCTGTGACGTCTGTGAAGCCCGTAGAGGAGTTTTCAGTGCCGTTTGGATAGTTTATACCTGTCGAGGAATTAAAGCTCTTAGAACGGCTTGTAGATGGGTTAGAGGGGATTGGGGGTAATTCGAGGAGTTCTGTGATTGTGGGGAGAGATGTGGGTACAAAGCGATAGTGTTTGGAAGGGGGGCATAAAGCATATCCTCGCTCTCCACGCAAATCTACGAAACCGGTGCTTAGATTTTTTACAGGGATTGTTGAGGGTAGGATGTAGTAGAAATGAAGTCCATCACGCGGAGTTGAAATTGTCACTGTGCGTGGTAATTTGGAAATAAATTCCATGTTTCGGGGTATATCGTCGATATCTATGATAACGAGTTGTTTTTCAGGGTTGTTAGGTAAAACGCCTGTGACAATTGCGAAATTACAATTCGAATTTTCAATTTGCGAAATTGTGGTTGAGGTATTTTCAGGAGGTGTTGTGTCATACCATTTTGAGTACATAGGATGTTTTGCTGGACTTGGGCAATATTTTTTACGTGGACAATGACAAATTGTGATATCTTCTTCTGGGAAGTATGTTCCAGGCCAAACTGTGATTATGCGGAGTTGGTATTCTAAAAATATTTTAAAGTATGGAGGTGTCATTTTTTATTTGTCCTTTGTGTATATTTTTAAATTTAAATGATATTATATATACTATCGTAAAATAACGCGAATGTAAAGAAAAATAAGATTAAAAAGGAGTGCGATGAAAGAACCTCGTGCAATAATTAGGAATAGAATAGCTGTGCAAAATGCTGTGGAAAATGATGGTGAGTGGGTGTTGTATGCAGAGTGCGAAGGCAGCACCGCTAAGCAAACGTGCAGGAAATTTAATGCAGCAGAGCTTGCTGGTATAGATCTTGTTAATGGGTCTTTGGTATTTGGTGTAGGAGAAGACGAGAACTTATATGTCAGAGTTCGATACAACTAGTCTTAGCTATCGGAATATAAATCGTGGTGGGAAGAAAATTGTTCCGCCTTGGGTGTCTGATCCTAAGATAACACAATATTTCTCTAATTGTTTTATATGGAGAGATCTTCCAGTACCGCCTTGGAAAGCTGATGTTTATGGTGTTTTGTGGGATGCCCCTTGTGCCGATGCTAGGTGTAAAAAGCCATATGAGAAAGTCCGTATAGCTAAATTTGGATCTCGGATGTGTGATCTTCATTTTGAAGAACATTGCCAATATGTTCGTACATATTATGCTCGAATTGCTTGTGTGTTTTTGATGGCAGTGGAAGTTAGATTAAGAACTTTTTTTGATACTATTGCTGACAAAGGGTATATGGAAACATTAACTATGGGACCTCGTGTCTATGATTTATTAGATAAAATGGTGCCATACCAAAAATATATCCGTGTATTTCCATTTAACGCTAGTGGGTTGGTGCGAGGTAAATGGCTAAGTGCTGGGCAATATAGGGATAAAATAGCTAAAGCTGGGTATATTATGGCTGATTTTTATGTAGATGGTTTAGGAATTTCTACAAATAGGAGATTCGATTATATGGATTCGCTAGAAGAAGTGATACACTGGGCTTGCGAATATATAGAAACTTTTACATACAATGCCTGAAATTAATAAATATGAAAGCAGTCGAGATAGATTAGCTAATGCCAAACGAAAATTAGAAAATGCTATACCAGATGCTATTGATTCTATGATCTCATTGAGTCAAGATGCTAGAGCAGAGCCTGTTCGACTACAGGCAATTAAAGCTGTGCTAGAGCAGAACGAAGTATATCGTAAAGAAGAAGCTGAAGCACAGATGGCAGATTTGAACGGTTTTATTGATCAACAGATTGTGTACTTATTAAAAGAGTTAAGTCGTAAAAATACATTTATTGAGATTATGAGACAAGTTGGTGCAGGTGCTAGTCCAGATGATATTGTCAAGTTTAGAGAACAAACAGACGAAATCTTCGGTATTGGAAGTATTACCGAAGATGCCGTGGTTATTCTTGAAGATGAAGAAGAAGACTAAGCTACTTTATCTTCTTGTATCTGTGTGACTATTTGAGAAGTCAGCGGTGATGTTTTACCGGAGAAGAATCTTCTTGCTAAAGTTAATCTACGTTTATCATGCTTTGACATATCCGTTGCATATATTGCAGTCAACATTGAGTACGTTGAAGTTCCATATAATGAGTTGTGGTTACTCTCGACTTCATCGCGCATATTTAAAACTCTTGTTAATTTATTTCCAGATAGGTTTTCTATTGGGAATAAAGAATCTAAGATATCTGTAAATGTGTTGTTCTTCTCTTGTGAAGCAACATTTAATTTACGTTTAAATTGCAGTATCTGAGTTAAACATTCTCGATAAGAGTCTTCAAAGTCAGTAGTATCTACTGTACGTGATTTTACGTTTTTTGATTGACGTAGATGTGGTTTATCTACTTGTAACATTTCTGATACGTTGTATATCAAGTTTTGTGATACGTTGATTGATACTGGCAATATAGCTATACCAATATTCGCATTGTAAGAGAGTGCAAATAAAATATAGTTTTGATATATATCATTATTGATTTGAAATGTTTGGTATTGTTCTTTTGGAACAGTTAGAAACCATGTGATTTCACCATTCTCTGTTTCACCAGCTGAGTGCACCACGCCACCAATTGTTTTTGTAAGATTGTAAAATTCATCGGGTTGAAGTACTTCAAAGTCAGCAGGTACTACACGATAAAATTGGCTATCTTTTAAACGTATTAATGCTTTCATATCAGGGATGATTTGGGTCCCTGCCGATATAGGTTCTTTTATTATTTTTGAGTCGAGTCCAGCTTGCGCTAAGAAATCTGGAGAGCCTGTGTTAATTGTTTGAGTTATCCAGGGACTTCGACTTTCCATGTCGTTTTTCATTATATTATTATCCTTTTCTTTCTTGTCCTTGTTTTGAGTATATATGTTGTTTATGGTTATGTCAATGAATTTTTTAAAATTAAATATCACATTTTCAAAAAGCCAGAGTCAGCAGTGTGATGATTTTTTTATGTGTTGTGAGGTGCTAAGAGGACACGGCCTATAACAAAGATGTTCTCTATACTTCGGTCTTATTTTTGGGAGGAAAACTATTGTGTTCATTATCAAGTACTATTGGTGATATATCAAATTGTTTTAGAAAATTGTTTATAGCTTCTAAGTCAATTTCAAATGAGATATCCATTTGGTGAGATCCACACCCTGAATATTTAATAGATATGTTTGTTGTGTTTTGTATTGTTAGTTTATTTTCGTATCCGTATAATTCTTTCATTTTTTTATCCTTTCCAAAAGCTAGAGTCAGCAGTGTAGTGTTTTTCTTTATATTATTAATAATTGTGTGTGGACGTGCTTAGTACTAAAGACGTTTTTTAAATAAGTGCATAACTAAACCTGTACGTTTTTCTGTGAGTGATTCCATATGTACGTGTTCAGGTGTTAGAATCTTTGAATCACCAGTTGGAAATAAAGTTAACTCAAATTTAATAGGTGATAATTTTGGTGAGTTTGTTGTGTACCAAAGATGTAAACCAGAACCAAATTGAGAATCTTGAAAAGCGATTGAAATTTGTTTGTAGTCATGTGGTACTTCAATTATTTTTTTATCTAATAATTTCATATCAAGGTCAAATAATTTTATTTTATGTATATTCATTTTTTAGTCTTTCTGTAAAGCTAGAGTCAGCAGTGTGGCAATTTTTTTGTTATATGTATATGATTTATAGCAAGACTCGCCCTATCATAAGGCGATATCTATTTGATCTATGAATTGTGTGATCTCATCGGTCGTAATTGGGTTTGTGAGGTTTACCCTAATTGGTGCATTTAGCAGTAATTTCGCAATTCGGTCGGTTATAGATATTGTTACCCTAGTTTTGCATACTGGACAATTAAATGCGTATGATGCATTATTACCGTTTCGTGTTGGTATATTTAATGTTATCTTTTTTGGGTGTAAATTGAATTGACCGCATTTTTGGTGATCTAGTTTGAACATGTTGTTATCCTTTTTGTTTGTATCCGGTTAGAGCGTCTAAATAGAGCGCTGTATCTGTTGTGTAATGTAGGTGTTGTAAATGGTGCTGTTTGATATTAGAATCGCTTAGAATTGATTGTGTGATGACATTTTGACGCAATTCATCAATAGATCGTGAATTTTGAGTTATGAAGTCGATATAATTCCAATATTGAGCATATGTATTAATCACCAGCTAACACACCTAAATCTATTAATTTTTGGTGCGATCGTTTTTCTTCTTCTTCTATTTTACGTTGTTGAAGTCTTGTATTATCGTCAGATCTATACTTAAGATATTCTAAAAGAGATTTTTCATCTTGTGTGTTTAGATTTTTTAGAAAAATTATAGCTTCATCTGTGGAATACATTTCATCTGTCGATGCGTATAATTTAGTTGTGATGTGATTTGACTTGTTGTAAATAATATAGTCATGTGTATCATTTCCACGAATTAAATAATCTTTAAATAAAATATCCCAGTCGTAATTTTTAGTCATTATTTCCCCGCTTCAAATTCGTATTGTGCTTCACCTTTTGCATCTAACGCGTCTTGTTCTTCTTCGTCTAGATAAGTGTAATAAGCATCTAAATCGTGGATAACGCCAAAATAAGCATCATGTGTTTTGATTATTAAATTAAATAAAACCTCATCATCACGTAGTTGTGATGGTAAGGTTTCTATCTGTAAATTTGAACATATATCTGAAAAAGATTTGTAATCTTCTTCTAGTTTCCATTCTTCGTATTCTAGTGTCATTATTTCTTTTTTCTCTTGTTTTTAGTGATCGTTTTATGAGCTAGTTTTAGTGGTGCATTGTGTATTTTAATTATTGCTTTTATCATTTTGAGTTTCTCCTATGTGGTTTTGGTTGAGTTGAATAATGTGATTTTGGTTTTGACATTGCGTCTTTGACTAAGTGTTTTGCATTACGAAGTGCATGTGTTATTTTTTCATTGTTAATGTTGATTTGTTTTAATATTTCTGCTTGTAGTTCTTCAGGAATTAGTAGATCAATTAGTTCTTCTATTGGTTTTTCTTCCCTAAAAGCAGAATCGGTAATTCGTGCGGACATAATTTCTATATATCGTTGATTAGACATTATGAGTCCACTTTCTGTTGAGTGTAAGGTTGTTCTAGTTCTTCTATTTCTAATCCCCATCTAGCATTATCAATGTCTAATTGACGAGTGTGCGGGTAATCATAACGCGCAATTATATCGTTAATTTTTTTAGCTAAATGTGAGTTCTTGTAATCATCTGATTCACTAGTCTGGTAGCGATAACATATAAGTGCATTTGCGACTTCACCGCTTTGCTTAAACCATGATTCGTGAATTTTGATTAGTGGGAAAATCTGAACATTGATAGGATCATTATATCGAGCATGTAATGATTTTTGATTATATGAATCGAGTGCCATTGTTAAAACTGGTAGTTCGATTTGGTCTTGTGATTCTGAATTTCTATTGATAATTTCTGCTACGAACTGTAAATGTCCGTTGCTACATTTCCATACGCTCATTTTGTTTTGTCCTTTTCTGTTATGTTGTATTTTTTAAGTAGTAATTTACCTGCTTTGGTGGTCGATAAATCATTACTTACTTGTGTGAATAAAATTATATCTCTCGCATACTGTAATGATGGAAATAGTGGGTGAGTTGCTAAAATTTCTGCGTAGTAATCTAATTCATATTCTTGATAAGTTTCGGGTGTCATTTTTCTAACTCACTATTAAACATTTCAATTTGCTCTGAGATTAAATCATCAAACCCAGACCTAAAAAATATTTGTGCAAATTGTAATTTTGAATCCAATATTGATAAATAATTGCTTAAATTTTTTATCAAAATTGATGTGTGATTTTGTTGGAAATTTTGATTTTGTATTTGCACAATTGTGAATAGTTCATTTAATTTTGTTTCGGGAAATATTTCTTCTATTTCTGAATCGGTTAGTGCTGTTTTTAATATTTTCATTTTTCACTCCTTGTTAAGTTATCTCTGTATGGTTGTTCATGTTTTTCTCTGTAATCTATAAGATCATCAATATCGTAGAATATAGTTCCATCTAAGAATGTAACTAGGCTTCCCTCGTCTAATAAATATTGGTATTCTTTATCGGTGGTCTGTATCTCGCAGATACGATCACATAGGTCGGAATCTACCATGTCAACCGCGTTTGCTAGGTCTATCATGTCTTGTCGGTCTAGTTCGTTTGCTACATTTGCGTATTCTGAATCCCAATCATTTGATACGTTGCCTGTTGATATTTTTAATACGTCTTTGATTTGTAGTGGAAATTCTGGCGTACTCCCGACTAATTCACCATTTGCGTATTCCATAGTTTCTGCCATTGGGTCTGGTGGGTATTGTTCTAAGCATTTTATTGCGTATTGGTTAATGATTTTGTAATATTGTTCTTTGTTCATTTTAATTCTCCTCGTTAAATTCTGGCACGCCTGCTGGTTCAAGCAGTTCAACATCACCTGGTTCAATATAATCGGCTAGTTCTCCTAATCTGATTAGCTCACCTATCGAGATATTTTCATCTCGTAGTGCTTGACGTAGTTCTTCTAGTTCGTGGTTAATAGAGTCATCAATTATCTTTTTAGCTTCGTCTAGAGTTTCAGGGTAATCATTAAAGTAAAAACCATCAGTCTTAACTATGTTGTAATAATCTAAATAGTCATCATTTTCTACTATTACATTTGTTCTTTCACCAGCATCATCTAATTGATAAACTGTATTTGTACAATATTGAACTGTTATTTCATAACCTTTGTATTTCATTATCTCACCTCATAATCTACTAGTAACATGTTCAAGTCACTTCTGTATTGATCTACCATGTCATCAAGTACTTCCATAAATGTCATTTTTTCTAAATTTTCATTTTTGTAGTCGTAATAACGTAATAAGTCTTGAGTAAGTGAGTCGAAAAAAAGTGAGTAATTTTTATCATCACGATCAAGTTCTTCACTTGATTTTTTTAGGGCTTCTAGGTCTATTTTCATTTTTTATCCTTTGGTTTTTTCTGTGTTGTAAGTTAATTATCATATGGAATTAAAAATATGTCAACAGTTTTTTTTAATTTTATTTTAATGGTGTATATACGCCATAACTTCCAAATAAATCGTCCATAATTTCTTGAGTCATTACTTCATCATTAGTTATTTTTTGTATTCGTTTTTCATAACCATCTTTAACTAATAAATCATAGTGTTCTTGTAGTTCACGGATAATTGCCGATGGTATTCCTGTATTTTCTTCTTCGTGTAGTTCAGTAAAGACTTTTTTCATATCGTTAATTATTTTATCTGTTTTCATTATTTTTCCCCCTGTACTAATTCATAAATTACTTGTGCTGGTTTTGATTCGTCGAAATATCTACGAATAATTTTGTAAGTTTCTGGGTCTTGTGGTGTTCTTGTCATTATTTCAACCTTTCACATAAATCAATTAAGTGTTCTGTATCATTTTTCATAAGAGTTAGTACATTTATAATTTCATTATATTTTTTGTCCGAGTCAGCATCTTTAATTAAATCTGCTATTTTTTCTAAATCGGTCATTATTTTTCCGCCTTTACTAATTCATAAATTACTTGTGCTGGTTGTCCGATTTCTTCATCATATTGATCTCCCGATATGTTAAGGCTAACGCCTGTTTTTCCCTCTGTGAACTCATCAGCTCGATTGTAAGCGAATTGGAACATATCTTCGATGATTTGTATATACTGATTTGGAACTACGAACTCGTCGCGATCTAGATCGGTTCTAAGCGTAATCATTGTATCTGTGACTGTGAATGTTTTTGAGAGTGCATCTCTGACGTGTAGGATATCTTGTTTCATGTTTTTATCTCTTTTCTAAGCGTTTTGCTTTATTTTATTTATACTTTTAATGTTTTTACCAGATACATTTTTTATAGCCCCATCTACAGTTTGAACTCTTTTCTCACTTAGGAAATAACATAGGGTGCTAATTTCTTCGTAGCTAATAAATCCGCTGTAATCTCTATGAGATTGTGAGTAAGTGATTTCATGAGTTGCCAATGCTAATTCAGCATCTTTTTTAATTTGTTCAATTTTCTCAAATGATGAATCGAGTAGAAATTTTACATCTTGTTTTTCACTAATTGATTCGTTGGTTTCCCAGCCACTATCCCAGTTGATAAAACCAGTACCGTAATTTTCACGTATATATGTGATTAAATCTCGGATATCTGCTTCGGTGGTTAAGTTGTCTAATTTATTTTTTATTTCTCTTAATTCCATGTTTTTATCTCTTTTCTGTGTTGTAAGTTAATTATCGCATGGAATTAAAAATACGTCAATGATTATTTTTTAATTTTATTTTTATTTTTAAGTTCTAGCGCTTTGGTGAAAATTTCAAAATCTAAATTGTCATCAGTCTTTGGTGATTCATTCAGCAATGCCCTTAATTCTTCGTTAGAGTACATTTGAGCCATTATTGTGGCGCATTGCTCAATAATTGTTTGGTCATCTGTTAGAGAGTCAATTGCTTTTGAGAATTGTGTTTTATTTGTCATTTCCTACCCCTATTTTAATAACTTCTCTCTTGTGAAATTCGATATTCTCGAATTACTAAATTTATTTCATTTGCAATTAGTCCAATTTTTAGCATTGGAAATTCACCAATTTTTTCAATAGCATAAGTTTCGAGTTGCTTTGAATCAACAGTCGGAAATTCTTTGATAGTTTCCCTAATTGCGTCTTGTGCTTTTTTCGCTAGGTCTAAATCATCTTGAGTAATCATTATGCAATACCCCCGATTATGAAATGTGAATTCATAGAGTCAGAACCAGCATTGGCATTTTCTTCTAGGTCAATTGTTAATTTCAATTCACTTGCACTTGAGTAGCCCTCAAAATCACCTTTTGATGTTTTAATACCATAAGCGTTAAATTCTGATTCACCATCTTGTGAGTGTTCTTCGATTCTGTAACCTTTGTAATTTTCTGAAATAATTTCTATGTTCATTTTCTTGCCCTTTTCTGTGTTGTTGTTGTTGTTTTGTATCTTTATTGTCGCATTGATTTTTTAATATGTCAACGATTATTTAATTTTTTCATATAATACCTGGTAGAAGGTGGTTTTTCGTTAGGGATACGCAGATAGTTTTTAGAGATCACCCCCCATTCTTGTTAACTAATTTTCAATTTATCAGTAAATTTACCAACTTTTTTAGCACTCGAAATATCAAAATTTTCATTCTTAGCAATGCTCTCACGTGGTGTCAACTTGCAAATTTTTGCTACGAAGTCAGCACTATCATTTTCACTCTTAAATAGAGAAATAAGCACATCTTGTGACCAGGTAATACTTCCACCTGTAGTTACAAATTCAGCAGTTCCAACATTTTCAATTTCAATATCTTTTAGATTTTCTTTTTCCATTTCAGCAGTAATTTTTTCTTCTAAATTTTTCATTACTAAGTCAATATCTTTTTTAGATTCAGCAAGTTTTTTATATTCACTAATTAAATCTGAAAATACTTTTTCTTTCACAATTAGTTTAGTTTTTTTAGTTTTTGTAGCAGTCATGTTTTTTATCCTTTGTTTGTGGTTGTAAGATCATTATGCGCCTTGAGTTCTAAAAAAGCAATAGTTAAATTAAATAAAAATCAAATAACCACGTAGAGTGCTAAGTTACTTGGTCACGTAGAGTGAGAGTAACTTATTTCAAAAACCGCGAATCTATAGGGGGCTAACTTTACATAAAATTTCATTATGGGCATTTAGATCACATAGAGTGATGAAATCCACCAATTTTTAATTAAAATAATATATAATATACACATATGGGCAAAATAAGACGTTATACAGAACTTGGCATATTATGTAATGTTTGTAACGTAGATCAACCCTTAGAAAATTTTAGGTTAGATCGTGGAACATGTAAAAAATGTAGACATATGCAAGATAGAAAAGTACTTAATTCTAATATTGAAAAATTTATAGCTAGGTCAGTAGATGTAGCAAGATCACGAGCTAAAAAGAAAAATATACTTTTTGAAATTACTACTGATTACATGCTTCAACAATATAACAATCAACAAGGTAGGTGCTTCTACACCGATGAAATAATGACATGGGGCTATGGAAATGGACGACTGACATCAGCACTTAGTTTGGATAAGATTATACCAGAATTAGGCTATGTATTAGGTAATTGTGTTTTTTGTTGCGATAAAGTAAATAAGTTAAAAAATGATTTACCCCTTGATGAGCTAGAAAAGTTAGACCCAGCAGAGTGGGTAAAAAGAGCTAAAAAACACATTCTAAAAAGCTAGAGTCAGCAGTCTATGAAATTTTTTATATATGTATTATATATATGGGAAGTCAAAATCTTATCTATAGGGCATTAAAAAATAAAATAAAAAATAATTTTCCAAATCGGAATTTTCGCCTAAATAGGATAAGTTACTTAAATCGGTCAAAAGTATCCTAAACTAACCTAAATCGGACAAATCTGTTTTACCTCAAATTGTTGGAAATAATTCATTGCATTTATTTCAATTCTATGATTAGATATATATATGCAAGTCAATCGCTTGTAACTCACACAGATAGGAAATTGAAATGACAAATTGGAATTATGAAACTGAAACAAATGCTCACACTACATATGTAGACAGTGAAGTTCTAACATTAAAGATGGGAAATTACATAGCTAAAATTGTACAAGTTAGTGATGGGTTTGAATCACCGAGAGAATGGGACAATATAGGCTCGCTATGGGTCGGCTCAAATTGCCGACGCAATTACTCGATAGGTGACAACGATCAAGCCGATATTGGTGATGATGAAATTGAAACTATAATTGCACAAGCAGGTACTGTATCGTTACCTGTTTACATGTATAATCACAATAACGAGAGATTAAGCACTACCCCGTTCAGTTGTCAATGGGATTCAGGTTTAATCGGATTCATTTATGTTACATCTGAAACTATTGCTAGTGATCTTGTATTAAGTAATATATCTGAAACTGAAATTAAAGAACTACTTAACAGTGAAATTGAAACCTTAGATAGTTATGTAAGTGGTGAAATTTACGGATTCACGATAATTGACAGTACGGGAAGTGAAGTTGATTCATGTTATGGATTCTACGGGCTAGAGCACACCAAGTCGGAAGTTGAGATGCTACTAAAGAATTTAATTTAATCATTGACTTATTTATGCACCAGGTGCATAATGATATTAAACAACTAATACAGATAGGAAATTGAAATGATAGATATAATAGATTCGCGCGATACACAATTTACAGTGGATACTTATCAAGTGTTTACGCTTGAACACGAGCATGAGAGTGAAATAGCTTACATTTATGAGTCAAATTCAAAACTGACTAAAGAGCAAGGACTACCAGAGTTCGACGATGTTAAGTACTTTATTGATGACTATATAGACTTTGAGTTCAACATGGTCGAATATCAGCGCGACTTATCGTTTGCAAGTATCGAGTATATTAAAGAATTAGATGATGACAATTCTAAAATAATCAATTCAATAGAATTCAACAATAGTCAGTCACCTAAATTCTATAACTACACGACTGATAGTTACACGATGACTGTTGATTATGACAATTCAAAGATGCAAGCTTGGATAATTGATAACTATGACTATTTCGTGAAGTACCTTGATGATAATTCTAATCTAGATTTCCACATGATTAAACGTGGATTCTTTGATGATGAGTACCACGATGATTATGTTAACTCATTATATAGTGTGCAACTATTAGCATACTTAGATTACTTGTATTATGCATCTAACGTTGAGAATAGCCAGTTTGAGAATTACTACTACTCAATGACTGATACAGTCCCAGGATACGAATACATATCATGGTCGATTAATACCGATAAAATCGATGAGTGCAAGCATCGTAAAATTTTATTAAAGAATTGCATTTATTAGACCGATCAAGTAAGATGACCTTAGTGAGTAAAAATTCTCACTACGAAACGACACAGATAAGGACAAATTAAAATGACTAAAAACGAAATCAAAGCACGCAAAGCATTCGCACCGATCAAGAACAAGCAACTCCAAGCGCGGTTGATCGCGCGAGCGAGTAAATTTATCAATGCTCAACTTGATGATGTAGTTTTTTTATTCGAGAATGGGGGCAAATAAAATGAGCGACTATTTCAGAGAATTTAAAGATACATATATAGAACGTAATGTATATGGCTACTATGTAGCACGGGTATATCGTGGCACAGATACCACGCAATTAGTTGCGGATACTGTTATAGGTATCAAGCGAATGATTACAGATTACAAGGGGGATAGATAAAAAATGTTCTATATATCACCGATTACTAAACTAGAGCGCGAAACAAATAAGGCGTGGCATAGATTCCACCTCGACGAGTTCAAGCAATTACCAAAGCGCGAGCGCAAAACTAACGAAACTACTAAACAGATTAAGGGGACTAACTAAAATGACCATTGAAACATACAACGATTATATTAAAGATCTAGAACTAACAGCACAAGATATAATTGAAACGTATAGGCGCGAGCACTTAGGCGAAGTGCTTAACGATTCTAGTGACCTGTACGATGAAATACTAAGCGCGACCGACTCAAGTTGTGTTTACCACTACACAAATCGCAAGATCTTAGAATTCAGCGACAATCGAGATGTTGCACAGCTAGAGGGATTATTACAACCGACCGACGACATCGACGAGCTGACCGACGCGATGGCATTCTATGCGTATCGCCAGGACTTAAGTGATGCCGTCGATGCGTGCATTTCAAGCCTAGACCAAGAATTATATAGCGACGATACGATCTATATAACACAGTACACGATGAACAAATTGCACAGTACGGGAATATGTAACAGATATACGCGTGAATGGTTGGATCGTGGATTATGGCTACTAAATGCACTACATGAAATTGAAACTAAGGCGGTTAACAATGGCTAATCAAATCACAAGTAAATTAAATCAAACAAGTACTAGTGCTGTAAAATTGCAAGTGGTAACGCTTGCAATTATCGCGACGCTATTAGTTGCAATTCTCATAGCACTCACAAGCGCGAGCAATGCCCCGTTAAGCGTTAACGCAAATGCAACGAGTGAGCAACAAGCGCCAAGCGTTGCAACGCCAAGCGATGCACCGCAAGCGACGAGCGACGAGCCTAGCGACTTGACCACGCTTGAGCAATGTATACTTGTGCTTGAAACTACTCACGATTTCGCGCCGAAACATTGCGGGAATATCACGGAAGATGATTCACGCCTAGATGCAACCTATCGAACGATCCAAGATACCAAGCCAGACTACATCGATTCGGATATATGCCAGCAAGTGACGACCATAGCCGAGAATCTAGACTCGATATATATCAGCGACGCGGTGGAAACTTGCACGCTTGCAAATGTTACAAGATATTAAACTAATTAAATTACTAGCTAGTAAATTACTAGCTAGTAACTTATTAAATAGTAATTTATTTATTTATATTACTACTTAGTAAGTTACTAGCCAGCACCGATTAGTAACTTATTCTAAAATTATACTAAAACGGACAAAAGGGAAAAAGCGGACTTATCGGACAATTGACATATGTCATCCGATGTACAAAATAAAAACAAAAAACAAAATAAAAAAGTATATACAAAAAACAACCAATAAATAAAAGTATATACTCAGATTAACTCAAACAATATTCAATAATTTCAATCTGATCTATCTCAGGTATTAAATACCATAACCGGTCCATATTATCTACATCAAACATAGAAACTAACATCCACGCATTATCTCTGATGTTCTCCACATCCATAACGTACTTAGTTTTTCCTAAGTAATAATCAACACTCGTACCAACATTATATTGCCCCCACAGCTCAAGAGATTTACTTTTTATTATATTAAATATACTTTCAGGAGGTGTCTCATAGTACTTAGCACTAGACATATCCTCAAATAAAGATCTAAACACCCAACACCCTCTCTACAGGCCAACCTACTTTTACACGATACGCCAATGTCCCAACACCTATTCCAGTACGTCTTGACCATTCGGGCAAGCTCATAGTTTCACCACCATATTCTAACACAGTGCCGTGTCTAGATTCACCTCTTGTTCCCCAAAAACAATTACCTTTAACATAACCTAAAGACCAATCACGTCTACACAAAACTTTACCCATAGGTTGTGCCCCCATGTCTCTTCTGAAACTCTTATAACTCACCCAGTCAACTTTTTCGCCACTTAGCTTCATATTCTGCCATACGCCATATTCTTTTTCATTAGTGATGTTACGTTTTTTACGCAAAGGTCCTCCGTACTTAACCTTGCGATTCCAGTGACTTAGACATAAATCTACACCGAGTTCTTTTACCTTTTTTTCACAGCCTTCAATTACACATGCGCCCTTAAATTCTCGAACCTTACCACGAAATATTTTATCTTTGTTATCAACGTGTACGATCATTCTGTGTCGCAGTGTGCTAACGCTTATATCTAGTTCTGCTGCCCAGGCATAAATATTCTGTTTTGTACCTAAATATTCGTATTGTTTTCTGTCCATTTTCCTATCCTTTTCTTAAATATTTTTTCAATAGCATAATAATAAAACATCATACTAAAAAAGTCAATGTTTAATTTAAAAAGGAACTCACAAAATTTATAGCCATGTCATAGTTAACAAACTGATTTACTTCACTTTCCCCAGAACTGTTGACAACACATAAGCCATATAAATCACCTTCTAAATACCTCAAAATTGCAGTATCTCCTGCTCCACATTTAGCTGTTAGTATGCCGTCTTTATTTTCCCAACCAGCTTCACAGAGCTTCATCATACATCTAGGATTAAAAGGTTCCATACGCATATTATTCAACACCTACAATTGATTCTTTACAGTAGTCAAAAAACTTACGCACAAGTACTTCTCCAAAAGCATCACTTGCTTTGGTGTTTCCAATTTTATTTTCACGACTAGCTGTTAGATATTTATCCATAAATTTCAATGTATCTTTAGAATCTAGAACAGTAAACTTAATTTCACCGATCGAAAAGTAGTTGCCACACTCTAACCACCCCATTAGTGCCTTAAATACTTCACTTTCACCAATTCCCCAAACTAGGTGTATATTAAAGTCATTAATAATGCCGTCTAAGACTCCTGTTAGATGATTACCAACCTCCACAGCACTAAAGTCTGTGATATCCACATAATCTACAGAGCAGATTTCAAGTAGGTATAGTAATAAGTCTTCTCGATCCCAAGCACCATCTAGTAAAATATCATTATCAAAATGCACCCAACCTCCGTCACACAAATCCACACATAGGTTATCGAGGTGTATCAAAGTATCTGTAGAAATAAAATTAAAAATATTATCTGACATCGTAACATTTTAGCATAATTCACCTATAAACGCTTATTATTACCAAGAAGTGATAAAATAAAGTATATGCAAGAAGAATTTATATTTAATACTCTTGAAAATGACTTTAAAGGATGGCAATCCTGGCCAGCCGAGCAAAAAAAGCGTCTTTTAGAGCGACTTCTATATGATTTTGACCTGTGGAGACTCCCTCAACAAGAAATCCCACCTGATTCTGAGTACAGATACTATCTAAACCTTAGTGGCCGCGGTGGGGCAAAACTGCTCTCTATCGACACACCTATTCTAACTACCAGTGGTTTTAAGACAATGGGCACTATTGAGCCTGGAGACACTGTTTTTGATGAAAGAGGAAATCCCACAACAGTCATTCATTGCTCAGAAATTCAATATGAGCCATCTTTTAAAATAACTTTTTCCGATAACTCGGTTCTTTACGCACATGATGGGCATCAATGGGTGACACTAACACATGCGGAAAGAAAAAAATATATCCGGTCAGATAGATTGAATTATAACCCTAATCAACCCCCTTTACCACTTAATTGGGCCAATAAACCCCCGATAACAACTCAAGAAATTATAAATACTTTTACACACTCGGCACGTAAAGATTTAAATCATTGTATCCCCCTCACTAAACCTTTACAATTTCCAGAACAAGACTTACCATTAGACCCTTATATTCTCGGCTATTGGCTTGGAGATGGTAGTAGTAGTGAATCCGCGATTACCGTGGGTCCAGAAGATAGTGAATTTTTTATACATTACATGGAATTATTAGGATCAAAAGTTACTAAACGTAAGACATCTGAGGGCAAGGCACATTTATATAAACTCGAAAAAAATAATGGAATATCTTTAAATCCAATACTTAAAGAATTAAATTTAATAAAAAACAAGCATATCCCAGAAATATATCTCCAAGCGTCAGAAAAACAGAGAAGGCATCTTCTTGCAGGACTCCTTGATTCAGACGGCCACGCCTCCAGAGATAAGAAACGTGCTCATTTTACAAACACTAACCATCGACTCATAGAGCAAGTGAATTTTCTCGCTTTATCACTTGGATATAAAGCAACAATTACTGATCACCAAGGAATGTTGTACGGTGTAAAGAAAAAAATGGCATGGCAAGTTTCTTTCCCAGCAATTGATAATCCTTTTATTCTCCCGCGCAAAGCTCAAATAATAGATGATCAATTAATATCAAAACAACAGTCTCGTAACCATCATAGAATGATTAAATCAATAATACCAGGGCCAGTCCTACCTATGAAATGCATCATGGTCGATTCCACCAACTCAATGTACTTAGCTGGAACTTCATTAATACCCACACATAACACTAAACTATCTTCCGAAGAGATTAGAAAACGAGCTTTAGCAAAACCAGATACCCGCATAAACTTAATTGCTCCAACACACGGTGATGCTAGAGATACAAATCTTGAAGGAGACTCAGGTATTATATCTGTCTGTGCTCCAGGAGAGATTAAAAAGTACTTAAAAAACCAAGGACAAGTTATTTTTTCCAACGGATCTCGTCTCTTAACATTTTCAGCACAAGAGCCTGAACGTCTTAGAGGTAAACAAAGTCACTATTGTTTCATGGACGAGTTCTCCTCGTTTGAGGAAAATACACAAGAGATTCTTACACAAGTACAGATGTCAAATCGTTTAGGTAATGACCCCAAAGTTTATATCACAACAACTCCAAAACCTTCTAAGATATTAAATGCTCTAATTGCACGACCAGATACTCACTTGGTTGTTTCGGGAACTTTAAATAATCCCTTCTTAGCAACAACACAAGTAAAAGAGCTGGTAGAGCGCTATGCCAACACTGCTATTGGTCAACAGGAACTTTTTGGACAGATTCTTACAGAGTCTAAAAACGCAAACTGGTCCCGCGCAATGATTGATGATTATCGCGTCACACAAGAAGAAGTTCCGGACTCTTTGCGAATAATTATTGCTATTGACCCATCATCTACAAATAATAGGCGATCAGATGAGTGCGGGATGATAGTTGCTGGTGTTTCAGCAGATAAACATTTCTATGTTCTTCGTGATCTCTCTATAAAAACGACACCACAGTTGTGGGCAAACAGAGCTGTTACAGCATACCGACAATACAATGCTGCACTTATTGCTGTTGAAAAATCCGACGGTGATTTAGTTAAAACAATTTTAAAAAATATAGACGGCACAATCCCTATTCGCATGTTATCTCACCAGAAAAAGGGTAAGACTATTAGAGCAGAACCCGTGTCGCAGTTATATCAACAGGGAAGGGTTCATCATGTTGGTTATCATAAACAATTAGAGGATCAACTATGTTCAAAAGTCCCAGGAGATTCATCTTCAGACGATAGACATGATGCTTTGGTCTATGCTATTCGAGAGTTATCTAATACAGGGCAGGGAGGTGCTGTTATTTCTGCACGTCAAGCCAGGGCTAACCAAACTAGTAGTCAAGATGGTCGCATGCAAAATATTAGAAGAAGTCAAAGAGGATTTTAAAATGCCACACTTTGATTTCGCAAATAGTAGATACATACAAATTGGCGCATTTCAGTGGGAGATTGTATTTATACCAAACGATCCACAAGACCTAGAGCAAGATATGGGAGAGTGTGATTATGAGAAATTACAGATTAGAATTACAGATGGTCCAGAAATTAATCCTCAAATAGTAGCAGACTCAATACTACACGAAGTTCTACATGCAATTATCTACTCAACACCTTACCACAACACTCTTTCTATTACAGATGAGGAGACATTCGTTCAAATTTTAACTCCATTTTTATTACAAGCAATCCAACAACTACAAAAAGAGCTTGCTTTTCCTTTAGAAAACATTTAAAATAAAAAATATGACAAAGAAAAATGTTAAACTCCTCTATGATAAAGCTAATTTGTACGTAAAATTGATACATACAACTGCAGAATTAATCAACATAATGCTAGAGAATGGCGAGTCTACAGGTGATTTACCTCTTTTTCTCGTAAAAATAGAAAAAAACGCACAAAAATGTCTTAAAGAAATAGAAAGTCTAATAGTATGCAAGACACAACAATAGACGATCCGCTACACCTCGCTACAGTGCTCTCACCAGGTGAAATATATCGAACCCCTTATTTTCGTATACATAATACGTCAAATACTTTTGATATGCATGTGCAACTAGTTGATGAAGTAAATTTCACTAGTTATCGCACGTTCACACCAGGTCAGGGGTTCCACGCGTTCAACATATTGGACGATGATGTCAAGAGAGTTTAAAATAGAGTCTAAAAACCCATTTCCAATGATTCCAAAATTTACAAAAACAACTATCACGCATATCCCCACCGGAATTTATATAGAAGTAGACGGAAAACCTTCAAAAAAGGAAATAAACGCGATTTATACGAGAATTTGGAGAAAAATACGTAACGCGAAAGGGGGTAAATAATTATGGCTTTTGCAAAAGGTTCCACAATATTGACCACAAAAGGTCTAAAAAAGGTAGAAGATCTTGAAAATATCCAATTTGATGTTATTTTAAATAATGATATTTTTCCATGTCACTACGGCATGGTCAAAACTGTTAAAAAAGACATTTATATCTTTAGAACTAAGAGTGCTTTTCGCATCTTTACCACACTTGACCAGGATCTTCTTGATGGCAACGGTCAATTTAGAAATGTCCAGGATTTTGACTATGTTGATAATATTACTTTAAATAGCCCAAATAATATACAATTTGGCGGAGACCCCGATGCAGAGAAAATACAATATCAATCATCACAAGAGTATAAAAAGTTTCTACGTGACCTAGTTAAACATTCTAGCGAGTATTACGCCCCAAGAACATTACTAGTTAAAGTCCCAACAGGGATGCGTGTACCGAGAGTTCAAGAAATGGTAATGCGCTTAGGGGTTTATACGCGCACATGGCAAAGACTTAATGTTTACATGCGCACACAGTTTGCATTACAGCAGGAAAATATTGAGAAGTTCATGCATATGATTAATTCAGACGAACCAATCCCAGAACACACACCTACACAAGTTCCGTACCTAGCTTTACACTATTCACATTCCGATTTCATGTATGAATGTGAAATTGAAGGGGCACAAGCACACCCAATGCAATGTTTTTATGTAAAAGATGCGACAAAACTTGACAAATCACCTTTTTTAATATAATATATATAAAGTGGACATTTTACCTGCCGATATCTCACCAGCTCCTTGGAAATTTACACAAGGTGGTGTACCAGGCTGGAGAATTACAGACTCAAACGATGATTTAGTTTGTTTTTCAAAGGATAATCCATATACAGCCCCAAACGCAGAATTTATTGTGTGGGCAAGAAATAAAATAGAAAATTTAATATACGAAAACGAAAAAATACGAGAACAAGAAAAAAGGATCATAAAAAAGACAACACAAATGCGAGAAATGTATGAAATACTCATACGAATCGAGCAGTGGCTTGTTGAATCTAACCAGCCTGATACTTATATACAAGAGTTTAAGAAGTTGTTTGATGATTCCGGAATTTTTAGAGAAAGCGCGTTGTAAAGATTACGATATAAATCTTTTTTACCCCGAAAAGGACAATCAGCGCAAATTCCCACCTAAAATATATAAGAGTGCAAAAAATATTTGCTCTAAATGCCCTGTTCAATTCGAATGTCTTGAATATGCTTTAGAAAACTCAGAAATACTTGGTGTGTGGGGGGGAAAATCTCCTCCAGAACGCAAAACAATGTTTATAAAGTTATATGGGCATGAAGCTTGGACGGAGGCACGCAATGGGTTGCGGGTGTAGAGGGCCTAGAAGGCCAAATGTAAATGATAGAGGTAATTTAAGAGCAGTTGTAACACCACCTGCCACATTTATATGGGTTGTTGGTGAGAATACTTACACTGATTTATATGAGGCTAAAACATACGCAGATGCAAATAATTTAACAGTAATTAGAAGGAAAGCATAAAATGTCACCAATTATATTTTTTATTTTAACAGGACTATTCACATGGCGTGTGACAAGGTTAATCATTGATGATGCCATCATGTTGCGCCCAGTTAATTGGCTTTTTAAAATTTCTAAGTCCAATAAATACCTTATGAAGCTTTTGACCTGCTATTATTGTCTAGGATTCTGGATAAGTTTAGTTACATATATAATAATAACCCTCACAACGGATTATTTTTACGTAAATAACTTCTTTGAGCATGTCATATTAATTGGTGCGCTCTCAGCTTTTCCACCACTAGTACAGTCATTTATACCAGAAGAAGCGTAATACATGCCCAATTTAAGAGCACCTCTAGAGGAAGCAACATTACCGTTTGCTACACAAGTAATTCAAGGTGCTGCTACAGCGGTTGATATTCGTAAACGTAAAAAAAATAGTGATAAACCTGTTGTACAGAACTGGCAATATAAAGCCTATGAATATTACGATGAAGTCCCAGAAGTATATTACGGAGCTAACTTTATTGGTAACTGTCTTGCACGAATCCGCTTAGTTGGTGCTGAAGTAGCTAAAAATTTAGGAGATCCTCCAAAAGAATCTACAAAGAAGTTTCTAACAGAAGCTGTTAAGAATTTTACTAACACACGTGCAGGACAAGCTGGTTTACTACGTCGCTTTGGTCAAAACATGTTCCTTGCAGGTGAAATATACATACACGGGGAAGTAAAAGATGATGAGACTCAAAATTGGGAAGTTTATTCTACTATTGAGTTAAAAGGTGATAATTTAAGTGGTTATACACTACAAAATCAAACTGGTGGCGACATAATTAATATACGTCGCGACGCGTTAATCACAAGAGTTTGGAAAGAACACCCTAAACGATCTTATGATCCAGATTCTGCTATGAAAACATGTAGCAAACAATGCGAGAAATTATTATTACTTGAAAAACAAGATATGTCTATTGCAAAATCTCGTTTCGCAGGTGCTGGATTGTTACTAATACCTTCAGAAATTATACCAACAGGTGTAGTTGATGAAGAAGGTAATATTGATGATGACCCAAACCACAGTCCTTTTATTATAAACATCCAAGAAGCAATGATTGCACCAGTTATTGGGGATGAAGATCCAGCAGATGTTGTCCCATCTTTTATTACAGGACAGTCTGAATTTTTAAAGCAAATTCGCCATTTAACTATGGAGAAACCGCTTAATGAACACTCCGATGCTCAAAAAACAGGTATTGTTCGACGTATGGCAACAGCTATGGACCTTCCAAACGAGGTCCTACTAGGGTTACAAGATACTAATCACTGGACTGCGTGGCAAATTAAGGAAGAAACCTTCCAAACACATATTCGCCCTGTTGTTGAAATGATTTGTAATTCAATTACTGTTGGATATCTCTGGCCACAATTAAAAAAGGCTGGAATTGATAATTACAAAGACTATTTAATATGGTATGATGATTCGAACTTAGTTGCACGTCCAGACAAGTCAGTTGCTGCTCAAAAAGCATTTGAAGGTCTTGCACTTAGCGAAGAAGCATACCTACGAGAGATGGGATTCAGTGAAGATGATGCGCCTAACGAAGAAGAGTTTTTACGTCGTGCTGCGCTTGCTATGCGCTACGGTGATGGCCTTTTTCTTATTGATGGTGAAGATGATCCTGATTACAAAAGAGGAACGGCCTCAAAAATTGGTGGACAAAACAACCACGATGCGCAAGGTCCCTTCCCGCAAGATAAATCGCGACCAGATCCAAATCTCCCCGGCCCTGCTAAGTCTACAATACCGGGTATTAATACGGCTCCAGAAAAATCATCCTCACAGGGAGGACTCCAAGCCTCTGGTTCTTATACACTCTCGCCACAAGCGCAGGGGTATTTAGAAGCTTCTATTGATAGAGCTTTAGAGAAAGCTGGAGCTAAAGTTCGCAGTATTTTCCCTAAAAACTCTGAAATGGCACTGTATGCTAAGAATTATTCTAATGAAGAATTGTACGGTAGATTAGATCGAGGCACTAAAGGTCAATATAATATTTCTGATGAGGATTATTTAGATTTTACACCTGCAATAAAGTATTTACAAGCAGAAAATCCTAATAAAGATTTTGATTATACCCAAGTATTGGACACCTTGCGCCAAGAAGCTATACGTAAATCTATAGCATCTGCTGGAAACTTTTCGCTCGATTTGGACAAATTGGACATTTAGTACTTTATAATAAGTGGGTTATGAATAAACCCAAAAATTTTAAATTAAAACTAATAGATGAACTAAATCCTACAGACGACGGTAGATCCTTCTTACCAGGCGTGATTACATGGCCAGCTGAAGAAGATATGCCCTTACCACTTATGTTTCTAGATAAGATGTCCCATGATGGGCACGATGATGCCCAAGTTGCAGGGTATATCAATAAAATTTATCGCGAAAATAATAGTATCTTCGGTGAAGGCACTTTTGCACCAGGAGAGTACGGGGATTACTTATCAGAACAAGTTACTGCAGGCTTACAAGGTGTTAGTTCAGATTTACGAAATACAGATTCAATAATCACAACTTCTGCAACAGGTAAATCTATACAAGTTTTCACACAAGGAATTATACGAGGAGCTACTGTGCTCCCAATACCAGCTTTTTCAAATACAAGAATAGCGGTAGTTGCATCGGCTATACCAGTAGCTCCTCCCAAGGATTGGTTCGACGATCCTAAATTAGAAGAGCCAACAATGATCACAATCACCCCAGAGGGTCGTATTTTCGGCCATGTGGCTGCTTGGAACTCGTGTCATATTGGTTATCTAAACAAATGTGTATCTCCTCCTAGATCGCAAAATAACTATGCCTCATTTAATTCAAGGCCAGTTACAACAGAAGAAGGTGAAGATGTCCTAGCAGGACCACTGACTTTTGGCATAGGGCATGCATCATTAACAGCATCCTCTAGAAAAGCTAAGGAACATTACGACAATGTTAATGCTCAAATTGGCCAGATACGTGTTGGCGAAGACGCTCATGGTATCTGGATGGCAGGCGCAATTAACCCAGATGTTGATGATATTAAATTACGTAAACTCAAATCATCTGCAGTGTCAGGTGATTGGCGTGGTCAAGATTTACAAGGGGTACTCACAGTAAATATACCAGGATTTCCTGTACCTCGTGTTCAAGCACATATAAAACAAGATAAACAGTTCGCATTAGTTGCAGCTGGTGTCCTTATGGACAATATAGAACAAGGAGATTCATTTGATATGGATGAAGAAAAAGTAATAGAACAAAAAGAACTAGTTCTAGACAATATTATAGCGGAGTTCGGTGCAACCTTAGAAGCATTATCTGAGTCCGATGTAGATTCTGACGTAGCTGTAAAGTCCAAAGAATTACTAGACACACTAACTGCAAGTGTTGCTGCTGAGCCAGCATCTGAGGACAGTGAAGGTGTAACCCCTGTTGTAGATAAAACTAGCGAGCGCTTAGACGCTATGGAGCATGCGCTTATTCAATTAGGCGAAGCTGTATATAAAAAAATGTAAACTAGGCTAAATCAGACATTTCGTCTGATATTATCTTAAATAACGGGTTTTACATAGTTCTACTCAATTCATACTAAAAAATATTAAATCTCAAAAAGGAGAAATTATGGAATTTGACCTAACTGGTCTATCCGACGAGGAACTCAAAGTAAAATTTGATTCTCTAACATCAAAAGCACAAGAACTAAACAGTAAAGAAAACTCTACTGCTGCAGAACTTAGCGCTTGGGTTAGTGAATTAGAAACTACTGTTGCTGAAGCAGATGCTGCTAAAGCAGAACTTAGTGCTCGCGTAGAAGTAAAAGAAAAAGCAGAAGCTCTTAAAGCTAAAACAGCTGAATTTGCTGCTGAAAAAGAAGTTGAAGACGCTAAAATAGAAGCTGCTAAAGCAGAAACTTTAAAAGCTGAAAAAGAAGCTATCCGTGCAGAAGCAAAAGCTGAAGCATTGGCTGAAGTTGAAGCAGAAGCAAAAGCTAAAGCAGAATCTGAAGCAAAAATTGAAGAGGATGTTCAAATCTCTCCAAAAGATGCTGAAGTACAACCAGATCAAGCTAAAGTAGAAGACGTAGTTGCTGATGATGAGGAAGAGAAAGTTGTTGCACTTGTTGCATCTGCTGACATTCCAAATGTTGCATCTGGTACAGAACTTAGTGGTAATGACCTAGGAAAAGCTATTTTTGCTAGACGCCAACAAATTAAAGGTGGCGGCTCAGACGGAGAGTTCGTTCTCGTTGCATCTGCAAGCGCAAATTATGAAGACGACCGAACACTAACAGGTGATTGGGAATCTGACCAAGAGAAAATCCAAAATGTAGTTTCTAGTGACGTAATAGTTGCTGCTGGTGGAATTTGTTCCCCAACAGAAGCTTACTACGGTTTAGAAGTACTATCAGACGCTGGTCGCCCACTTAAGGCTATCCTTCCTGGTTTTGGTGCTACTCGTGGTGGATTACGCTTCATGGCTCCTCCAAGTATTGCTGATTTGGTTGCTGGTACTCGTATCACTACTGAAGCTCAAGATGCTGCTGGTTACGGTGGCTCTAAAACAGCTAACAAACCTTCTGTTGCTGTTTCATGTGGAAATATTAGTGAAGTTGTTGTAGATGCTATCTCAAGCATTATGACAGTTGGTAATATGAACGCAAGAACATACCCAGAATTAGTTGCTGCTTGGACAAAACTTGCTGCTGCTCAACACGCTCGTGTTGCTGAAACAAACTTGCTAGACAAGATTTCTGCTGCATCTACTGCTGTGACAGACTCTAAAGCTTATGGTGCTACTGGCTCATTGCTTGGTACTGTTTCTAAAGCTGCTGCTGGATTCAAATCACGTCACCGTATCACAACTGGTGTAAATTTACGTGCTGTATTCCCTGAGTGGACTAAAGAACTACTTAGAACAGATATTGCTCGTGAAGCTCCTGGTGATGGCCTTGGTCGTTACACTGTAACAGACGCTGAAATCATGTCATGGTTCTCAGTTAGAGGAATCACTGCAAGTTTCTACGTTGATACTCATACAGGTGCTGGCATGTCCTATGGTGCTCAAAGTGCAGGAGCAGTTACTGACTTCCCTGCAACTGTTGAATGGTACTTGTTCCCAGAAGGTTCATTCATCTTCGTTGATGGTGGTACTTTGGATCTTGGACTTGTCCGTGATTCAACACTTAACTCAACTAATGATTACTCATTATTCGTTGAAACATTTGAGAACTTGGCTTTCATTGGTCATGAATCTCTAAGAGTGACTAACACACTACAACCTGATGGCTCAGGACCTGCGTTACAAACTATTGTAACTAACTAGTCTAACCCGACAAGGTAATTAGAAAGGGAGGCGAAAGCCTCCTTTTTTAATGCCATAACACGAGTAAAAATGCCGTTTTATACATATTTGGTATGATTTGTGGTAATATTGTAAAAAAGTTCTTTTAAATTACGGAGATTTCATGGCTGCTGTCGGTATACCTATTACATACGAAGGTTCAAAGGTTATTAAGCCTAGAGTATCTTTACTTGAAAGTGTAGAGGTTGTTTTACACGAGGATGAAAGATTTGCTGGGGGTATTGATGTATCTTATGACCCATGTGGCGATGATTCCATCGGTATTTGGAAATACTGTGTAGCATCACCCGACGCACTACCTACAGGTGCAGTATGTAACAACGCTGGGTTTGATCCCTTCACAATTGTGGCAGGTATAGAAGCTTCGACCTATGGTACTTCTGACAAAGATTTAATGTTAAAAGCAGAAAGACTACTTGACGCTAACGTTTCAAAACAACTAGAAGAAGAATTATGGACAGGTGCTCAAACAAGTAACGACCACCTAGCCTCAGCTTCTGCAACAGACATTACAGGCGCAACAGCTATAGACCCTGAAATTGCACTATCTGCTCTAGAAAACAAATTAGGACATCGCGGTGTTATACACATGTCCCCATTGATTTTAGGTAATTTATTAGCTTCTGGCTCTCGAAATGTTTATAAAGAAGCAGACTCTCAAACAGGAGTAATACGTTATTTCACATTTATGGGAAATCCTATTGTTGCAGGTTATGGGTATCCTGGAACAGATAAATCTGGTGGAAATCCAACATCAACTGCTGAGTGGATGTACGCTAGTGGACCAGTTGTTGTGCATCTTGGTCCTGTAACTTTTCCTACAAAAGAAAAATCTCAATCTGTTAATCGGAGTAATAATGAATATACATTTTATGCTCAACAGACAGCCGTAGCCACATTCGATATATCATGCGGACACTATGTCGCAAAAGTAAATCGCGGATATACAGTTATATAGCCATGTCTGCGGGAATCTATAATTTCGAGATAGAGCAAGGATCTACATTTAGTAAAGATATTGTCTATAAACCAGGAGGTATAGCTGCTGACTTAACAGGGTATAGTGCAACTTTAATTGCTAAATGTAATATTCAAAATACTGATAAGGTTTTAGACCTCTCCACTGCGGATGCTATAACAATTACACCTATAACAGGTACAATTACTATTGATCTACCTGCGTCATTTACCACAGCACTAACATTTAAAGAAGCTTTCTACGAATTAATATTAATTACTGGAGCTATTAAAAAAAGGATTCTAAAAGGTAAAATTACCTTGTCACCAGGAGTGTTATAATGAGTGATGACTGCATTGAAATAATAGTTTCCCCAGATCCAGATGAAATTACTTATATTTCACCTGAAGATGAAATTGTTGATGTAACAATAGATGAAGAGACTGTCACCATAACAACAGAATGTGGTCAAGGTCCTCCTGGTATTCCTGGTCAAGATGGTGTACCTGGTGCTGATGGTCAACCTGGTGAGGGTGTACCTGCTGGTGGTCTATCGGGTCAACAGTTAGCAAAAATAGACGGTACGGATTTTAATACTACATGGGTAGACCCGAATACTGGGAATGTTGATAGTGTTAACTCTCAGACTGGTATAG